TTAGTTTTTCCTAAATGTAAACAATGTTCTTTAATAGCAGTTGATGAGATTTTAAATTTATGTTGGAATGGGAATTTAAAAGCTAAAGAATATTGGGAAGAAGTTAAACAAGAAATTTTAAAATTATAACTTATGGATATTTCAAAATGTTCCGACAATCTTTGCCCCTCAAAAGACATTTGTTATCGGTTTACATCGCCAGTAGGATTTAGACAAGCATACATTAACACCAACCGAGAAAGCGACGCTTACAACTGCGATTTCTTTTGGCACAATGGCACTTGTAAATACTGCGGACAAAAAGAGGGAGTTCACAAATTAAGTTGCGAAACACATAAACAACAAATAAACATTTAATAAACAATTATGAAAATAGCAGTACTAACAACAGACAAAAAAATCTTTCAACTTTACCTACTTCAAGAAAACCTAACTTTTAAAGATGCTAGGCAAATTTGCAGAAAAGACGATTTAGATGGCACGGTTTACGATGATGTAATTGACCTCGACCCAAAGTCAAATGTTACCGACTGGGTTAGAGATAGAATAAAAACAAAAACTTTAGAAAATAATTAATACCTTTGAATTATGAAACGAATAATTTTATTACTAGCAATAGCGTTATCTAGCTGCTCAACAGATGAAGAACGCACAACAAACCAACCGCAAGCCGATTGCAGATGCTATACTATTTTAGACGCATCAGTTTATAATCTGCCAACGGGGCAAAGTTTCACCGCTGGAATTATGCAAAACGACTGCACGGGAGCGCAAAAGGATTTTAACAAACAAGGGATTTTTAGAGCTGGAGATAAAATATGTAATTAAAATAAAAACGTTACCTTTGTTTAAATGAATCATATATTCAGTCAGCATACTAAATGGATTAATATCGCTAAAACATTTGGCGCAGATGATTTAGCAGAGGACTTTGTACAAGATTCATACATTAAAATTCTAGACAAAGAAAAGGTAAACGAATCCTTATTTTACTTTGTGCTACGAAATACAATAGCCGATCACTTTAGAAAAGAAAAAAGAGAATGTTATTACATTGAGCCGACACAATTTGTAACTGAGGAAATATATCAATTTATTGACACGTGGCGTCCATACGACAGAAAGCTATATCTTCTTTATATCAACAACGGAATGTCAATGAGAGATATCGCAAAAGAAGTAAATATTAGTTTAACAAGTATTTACAACACTATTAAAAATTGCAATAAAAAAATACTTATTTTTATAAACGAAAATCACGAAGTAGAATTATGATGAACTCACTAAGAATTATAATTTATTTTTTTAAAGCAATTGATTTTGTTTTAAGAAAATTTAATAGGTGTTTAGTTTTAGATGTAGACACAACTAACGAGAGATATGAGGTTAAAAATATCTTTATAGACAAAGTATTATGAATAAAAGAGTAAGAAAACCAAAACAACTGCCGACCTACGAAGCAATAGGCGGAGAAGTTACAGGAATAGCTTTAGTTGAAAATCGATTTAAAGGCTTAGGTGATGTAGTTGAAAGCATTACACAAGCAACAGGAATAGCTAAAGTAGTTCACGCTGTATTAGGCGATGACTGCGGGTGTGATGAACGTAAAGAAAAGTTAAATCAATTATTCCCTTTTGGGAAAATAATACGACAATGTTTAACAAATGAACAACGTCAATACTTAACTACATTCTTTGAAACACAACCTACACAAATTTACCCTATTCAACAAAGAGAATTAAGTAACATTTATAAAGATGTTTACGGATTTACTATTGACACAACGTGTTCAAGTTGTTGGCGTGATGTGTTGAAAGAATTAAAAAATGCGATGGCTAAAGTTGAATAATCAATTTTTTTCAATATGGAAAACATAAAACGAGGTGGAGCAAGAGAGGGAGCAGGAAGAAAGCCAAAGATTGACGAAATAACTTTAATAGAAACGATGGATGCTATTGCAGTTCCTGATAGCGTTTGGCGTAGTCTTTACGCTAAAGTATTGGATGGAGATACACAAGCTATTAAGACGTGGTTAAGTTATCGATACGGGATGCCAAAACAAACCATCGACAATAATACAAACGTTACATTAAACGATTTTAATATAAAAGACGTTATTCAATTTGATAACCTTAAACCATAAATACCAACCGTTATTTCAAAACGATACAAGGTATTATATTATAACTGGCGGGCGTGGTTCTGCAAAGTCTTTCGGGGTTGGCACATTTGCCAGCCTTTTGTCGTTTGAAGCAAATCACAAAATATTATTTACACGCCAAACAATGACATCTGCGCATCTTTCAATTATACCCGAGTTTCAAGAAAAGATTGATTTGATGCAAGCGAATGAAATTTTTGATGTAACAAAGTCCGAGATTATAAATAAGAAGTCAAAGAGCGAAATTATATTTAGAGGTTTAAAGACTTCATCAGGCGACCAAACAGCAAACCTCAAGTCATTACAAGGCGTTACAACGTGGATATTAGATGAAGCCGAAGAACTTACCGACGAAGCAACGTTCGATAAAATAAACCTATCAATAAGGCAAAAGGGCAAACAGAACAGAATAATATTAATACTCAATCCATCGACAAAAGAGCATTGGATTTATCAAAGGTTTTTTGAATCAAAAGGAATCCCTGAAAGATTTAACGGAATTAAAGATGATGTAACTTATATTCATACTGATTACCGTGATAACATAAAACACTTGGACCAGTCGTTTATCGATGAAGTGTTAAGCATTGAAAAGAACAACCCTAAAAAATACAAGCATCAAATATTAGGCGGTTGGTTGGATAAGGCAGAGGGTGTTATATTTACCAACTGGCGTATTGATAATTTTACCGAGCAAAACCTCACGGCATACGGTCAAGATTTTGGGTTTAGTGTTGACCCTACAACGCTAGTTAAAATATCAATCGACAAAGCAAACAAAAGAATATTCTGCAAAGAATTACTTTACAAACCAAAGTTAACCACAAGCGAAATCTACATTGAAAACAATCGATACTGCGGGCATCGAGATTTGATAATTGCTGATAGTGCAGAACCGAGATTGATTGAGGAATTAAGAAGTCGAGGGTTAAACATTCGTGGAATTGACAAGCCTAAAATAGTTGATAGGGTTGCACTTATGCAAGATTATGAATTGATTATAAGCCCCGACAGCATCAATATTATAAAAGAGATTAACAACTACGTTTGGCACGATAAGAAGTCGCAAACACCAATAGATGACTACAATCACGCACTCGATGCAATAGGTTACGCTGTATGGGATTTAATCGGTAAACCAAATCAAGGAATATACCACGTTTATTAACGTACAACAAAACAACAATAAAAACGATAATAGGTTATGAAAGCAAATTTAATAGTTCCAGAATCATTAAATGAAATTACGTTAGGTCAGTATCAAAAGTTTTATAAGCTAATAACTAACAATCCCGATAGCGAGTTTGTAAGACAAAAAACCGTTTCAATCTTCTGCAATGTAGAAATGAAAGATGTACGGCAGATGTTGCTTAGTTCGATTGATGAAGTTTACAACGGACTGATTGAATTGTTTAACGGAAGTCCTGAATTGATTTCTAGGTTTACAATTAATAACATCGAGTTTGGTTTAATACCTAACTTTGACAATATGAGTGCGGGAGAGTTTGCGGATTTAGACGATTATAATTCAGATGTTGAGCAATGGCATAAATGTATGGCGGTTTTATATCGACCAGTTACAAATAAGCTAGCAAAGTTTTATGATATTGAACAGTACAAAGGAACAGAACAATATGCGGAAATGATGAAAGACACGCCAGTAGCAATAGTTTTAGCGGTGCAGGTTTTTTTTTACAATTTAAGCAAAGAATTGTTGAGCGTTACGATGGATTGTTTGGAGCAACTACCACAGTCGGACAAGCAGATTATAGCCGAGAAAGCCAGTTTTTTAGAAAATGGGGATGGTATAACAGCTTTTATGCAATCGCCAAAGGAGATGCTTTCAAAATTGATGACGCAACAGAATTAAATATACATAAGGCTCTCACGTGGTTATCATACGAAAGCGAAAAGAATCAAATAGAAATATCAAAAATAAAAAACAATGGTAGCGGAAACAATTAACACACTCAAACAAGCATTTTTAAATGAGCCATTCTGCAACACCGCAACCGATGGCGATATATTTGACGTGGATTTAAATAAGGTTACTATATTCCCTTTAACTCACGTTATGTGTACTGGTTTTCAAGATTTAGGTAACACAGTTGCAGTATCTTTTAGTGTGTTATGTATGGATATAATCGATGAAACAAAAACGCCTATAACTAATAAGAATAACATTTGGAATACTCAAAGCGAATTAATACTTAGAATTTTAGGCAGTATAAGACGAGGGTATTTAAGTGATAATAATTGGGAGTTACAAGATACAAGCGCATCTACTTTATTCACTGAAAGATTTGAGAATAATTTAGCAGGAGTTGAGCAATCGTTTACGGTGGTAGTTCCAAACACAATGACAATATGTTAAATTTAGATAAGGTACTTAATAGATTTGCAAAGCACGTTGTAACGCAGTCAAAAGCTAATTTAACACGTGGTAAAAAGAAAGTATCTAGTAAGTTATACGATAGCATAAAAGCAGATTTAAACGCTAGTAAAAATAGTTTTTCGTTATCATTTGAAATGGAAGATTACGGAGCGTTTCAAGATCAGGGAGTGAAAGGTGCAAACCCTAATTTAGTGAAAGGAGGCAAACAAAAAGCACCTAACGCTCCCTTTAGTTTTAAAGACAAAAGACCGCCGAGCAAATTTATTAGCGAGTGGGCAAAAGCAAAAAATATAAGATTAAGAGATGAAAAAGGCAGATATACAAAAGGCAATTATGAAACGATAGGAATTATATTAGCTAAAAGAATATTTGCGCAAGGAATAAAGCCTAGTTTATTTTTTACCAAACCTTTTGAAAAAGCCTTTGAAAATTTGCCTGATGAATTGATTGAAGCTTTTGATTTAGATTTAGATAATCTATTAAAATTTACAACAAAATGAAAGTAATACTTGTTAGAAGTCCTTATAAAATACTTGTTGATGAAGCAACGCAAGTTTACACTAAATGCGTGGTTGATATCATTGATCCTGCGGGAGTGCTACCAACTAAAACAGTAACACTAGAAAAGCAAATCCCCGATGTAGTTAACCGAGATTGTTGGTTTAATATTTCCCCTTACATAAAAGATTATATTGAGAACATATCACCGAGTGCAATCACGCCAACAGATGAAGATGCTAATATGTGGCGCAAGGTTGAAGTAACAACGTATTGGAAAGTAAATTTAACCGATGCGTGGACTGAATTAGAAGTACAGGAGTTTGTAGCGGTTAATGGATATAACGATTATAAAGGCGGTTATAATCAATCGGTAGTTACCGATGTAATGATTTTAACAAATCCAAACCCTAGAATACAACGTTCAAATAATAACCAATATTTTAACGTGCTAGTTGATTTTAATCCTGCCGATGGATTTGATTTAGTTTATAGATATAGAAATCTAGCCAACGCAACGATTGAGGACTTTGTTGTATTTGATAACGCAACAGACCCCGCGGGGATATTTATGTTAAAAGTGCCTTATCGAACCGCAACCGATGGACTTGAAAACGGTAATAGCGTACAAGTTAGATACGATACAACGGGAGGCGAACCCGAAGTACAAAGGGTTTATTTTATCAATGGTGATGACTGTCTTTACACGCCCGTAAAATGCACGTTTATAAATTCTTTTGGTGGGTGGCAGTATCTAACATTCTTTAAATCTAGAACAGATAGCTATGAGGTAAAGAGTAAAGGGTTTAATCTATTAGCTGATGCAGTTGACTACAATCCATTAAGAGGACAAAAGAAAGAGTTTAACTTTGATATGAAACAAAGTGTTAAACTTAACACGGGGTGGGTTGATGAAAACACAATCGAGTTACTTGTTGAGTTGATTGCAAGCGAAACAATATTACTAGATAACGAGCCAGTTGTATTAAAAGACAAATCAATCCAAAAGAAAACAAGGTTAAGGGATAAAATGATTAATTACGAAATGAATTTTGAGTATGCTTTTAACCTTATAAACGATGTAGATTAAATGAAAAACGTTGCACTATACATTTATATCGACGAGTTAATTGATGACGTTATAACGCCAATTAGACACCGTTTGGAATTGTTTGCGGATGAATCAATTAGCGTTACTTCATCCATTCAAAACTTTAGGGATTTAGGTAAGATATTTACCGACTATTCTAAGGCGTTTACTATTCCCGCATCTGACCACAATAACAAAATACTATACCATTGGTACAATAGCGAAGTAGGCGCAACGGTTGTTGATTTGCCTTTAAATTTAACAGATGCGTTTGACCATAGAATAACGTATTACGGCTATATTGAAATTGATACAATACCTTTTCGATTTGGTAAGTGGTCGTTAAAAGGCAGTAAGAAAACCAATAATAAGATTGAAAGCTATTCGATAAACTTTAGCGGTAATTTAGTGCAGTTAAAGGAAAGGTTTAAGGATGACAAATTAAACGCACTAGCGTATTTTGAGGATGGCGTTAGAATTAGCTACTACGATGAGCTTAATCACTTGTATGACCTTGCAAACGTTCAGGCAAGAGTTACAGATGACAATTACGATATACTTTACCCATTAATTGGAACAAAAAGAAAATTCTTTTTAGCAGCAGGAGCAACGGCAGCTGATAACATTTCAACTAGTGCTGGAAAGTTAATGTATAACGAGATATTTCCAGCGGTAAGAGTTACAAAGATTTTAGAGTACATACAAGGTGCGTACGGTATTGCGTTTACGGGAGCGTTTATTGAAAGTTTGACTTTCAGTAAATTGTTTCTTTACTTGAAAAATCAAGATGAGTTTACAATTAAACCCGAACAAGTAAGAATAAATTTTACAAGTAAGAGTGCAAATACTGAAATTGTACGGAGGTTTCCTATACCTCCACAAACATCATTTATTACAGATGTT